GGACAATCGCAAACCTTGAGCGCAACCTAGCAGACGGTGGTGTCACTGTTGCACACTGGCGTGTCACTGAATCTGAAACTGTTGGCACTGGCGACGACGCTGCGACCTACTCTGCTTCTTCATACGGCACCGTAGGCTTTACGCCTGATGCCTCTGCTTCTGACTTCGTTGCATACGACAGCCTTACAGAGTCTGCTGTACTGGCATGGGTACACGAGTCAGTAGGCAAAGACGCTGTTGAGGCGGCACTAACAGCCGATATCGCAGCGCAAAAGACACCCACTACCGGCGACGGTACACCTTGGTAAGGAGCATTAAGTGCTAACAGTAAACGGCGTAGAATACACTGAAGACCAATTGTCACCAGAGCAGAAGTATCTAGTGGCACTGATTCAGGACGTAGAAGCCCAGTTAGAGCAGTTGCGAATGAAGGCAGATCAACTAAACGCCTCGCACGGCGCGCTCTCTAACACGCTTGTTAATTCGTTCAACGAGGAAGAAGACCCACAGGACGATGACTAATGGCGATAGTTCTTGCCGCGGCGGTTTCCCTACCGGCCCTATTTGTAGCTGATGGTTACGTTGCTGCCGATTACACGGTAGACCAGCGCGCGCAAGAATCCTCCTCTCGCCTTGTAGCAAAGAAAGATATCAACAGCTCTGCGTTACTTGCGGAGCGACTGTACGTTGCCGATGACTATTATGCTGACGGGTACACTGATGACCCGCGGCGTGCAGAGGGCTACGCACTTATACCGGCTACGCTGGTTAGAGACCAAGACACGATCGGTATCTTCCCGGTATCTTCTACACTAGCGGGCCCGGCGCTTACGCAGGCAGCGGGCGCACAATCAGACGTAAACAGCGCCAGTATTGCCGCATCATTCCGCGTAGAAACTACGGGCATGGCGGCATCCGCCACGTCTACCACGATCATGCCGTTTGGTATGTCGAAAGACGCTGGGGCGGTTTCATCCCAGAACAAGAACCCGGGAGAGTTTTATGTAACGAGCGGCTACGCAGTTACAGGCTATGTAGAAGACTCGCCACGCCTTTACACTAACTCGCTTGTCGCAGCGGAGGCAGTCCGTAATGGGCACTTTATCCCTGTCGCGTCTTCTGCAACTGATGTAGGTGTCACGCAGGTTCATGCGCTCGGTGCGGCCGTAGAGGCGCTGGTAAGCTCTACATTCGCAGGTTCACGCATAGAGTCTACCGGTTACCTATCAAGTGCATCGGCAACTACGCTGATACCGATGACACGGGTCAAAGAGGCCGGGTACAGGGCAGACGGGACTAGCGCAACAGATGCCGGCAGTGCAGCCACTAAGGGTGCCGGGGCTCAGTCACGCAGTGGTATCGGAACAAGCAAGATCACAGAGATGATTCTGCGGGCCGGCGTAAACTCAGAGCCAGAAAGAACGCTGCTGAATACTACAGTTACCATTGTGACCAGCGGCGGAAAGGTAAACGTAAAAGTCGGCGACATCACAAGAAACGGCTCTGTATCGGCATTCGATTCGTCGAAGTATGCGCAGTATCTCGCTGGCACCCTTACCGACGCGGATATGCTGGACCACATCGAGAACGTCCTGCATCCTTGGCTGACAGAGAACGCGCCTGATTTACTTAACGAGTCGCACTCTTTAATAGCCGGAAACTTTACCGCAGGCTTTGGTGCGCTAATCGAGTCACAATCTGCAACGCCTATAGCCGCTGAAATGACCGCAAGCTTTGGTGTTAAGGTTGAGGGTGACGCAACAACTATCATAGCGCCTAGATTGAAGTGGGAGACCGTGTCGGAGCCCACAGACATTTGGACAACAATTAACGACGACAGCTATCCATTTGGGTAATTAGATATGGCAGATACTACAACCACAACATACTCATTGACCAAGCCAGAGATTGGTGCGTCAGAGGACACATGGGGAAACAAGTTAAACGCAAACTTGGACTCTATCGATGACCTACTTGATGGCACAACTGCTATACAGCCCAATCTCACTGCTGGCTCTTGGAAGGTCGGCGGCACTGCAATTACATCTACCGGCGCAGAGATTAATTACTTGGATGGTGTAACTTCTGCAATACAGACGCAGATTGATTCCAAGCAAGCAACGCTTACTGGCGCGACTACTACGGTGGTTAGTAGCGACCTTACAAGTGACAGAGCGGTTATATCAAACGGCTCAGGGAAGGTGGCTGTCAGTGATGTAACGAGCACAGAGCTTGGTTACTTGGGCGGTGTAACATCGTCAATTCAAACTCAGCTTAACGCTAAGACTGGTGTTACCTTGAGTGACGTTTATCCCGTTGGCTCTGTTTACATTAACGCCAGCGACTCTACTGATCCCGCCACCTTGCTAGGGTTCGGTACGTGGGCGGCATTTGGTGCTGGTCGTGTAATGGCTGGCTTAGACAGTGGCGACACTGACTTTGACACAGCGGAAGAAACGGGCGGCTCAAAGACTCATACGTTAACAGAGGCAGAGTTACCAGCTCACCATCACAAAACAATTGCAAACGCTGACAGTAATGCGACGTTGACTGCGACTAACCAAGTTGCATTGCGAGACCTTACTGGGTCGCAAGACCAAGAGTATGAGCTGCATGGGACAGCTACTGCGGCAACGCTTGGCAAGTCTTCCGAGGTTGGTAGTGGAAGTGCGCATAACATTATGCAACCTTACATTGTGGTTTATATGTGGAAGCGCACTGCTTAAGAGGTACACATGGCGTTTAATGCTATTGATATACCAGCAGGAGTTTACAGGCACGGTACGGACCTAGAAGGCGCCGGCCGGTGGCGCGATGTAAACCTTGTACGCTGGCGTAACGGCTCCCTTGGGCCCATTGGCGGCTGGCAGGAGCGCGTTAAAACTGGAACTACTGAGGCCTTCACTGCCTCTGATCAGCAAAAGGCTTTCACCTACACGTTTACAAGCCCAGATCGTGCGTCGCAGATCGCTGTTTATCAAAATGGCGTTCTGCTGTCGTCTAACGACTACTCAATAGACCTGACCAACAAGAACGTCGTACTCGTAAATCGCGCAAGTGGCGGCGATAGCATACAAATTAAGCTTATATTTTTAGATAAGCCCGTTCGCGGAGCTGTCGCGTGGATTGATAACTCAGCGAACACTAACATGGCTGTCGGCACGTATGCGAACCTGTATTACATTAGCGCCAGTAATGCAGTCAGTGACATTACTCCGGCATCCTTCACGGCGGGAAGCGAAAGCGCGGCACTTCGGTCTGGCTTTGGTGCCAGTAACTACGGAACCGGATATTACGGAACAGAGAGAGTTTCTACCGGTGAATTTCAAGAGGCGACAACGTGGTCTCTAGATACGTGGGGAGAGTACCTAGTCGCGTGCTCTGTAGATGACGGCAAACTGTACGAGTGGCAGTTAAACGCAGGAACTCCCGCAGCCGTAATAGCGAACGCGCCAACATCCAACTTGGCCTTAGTTGTTACTAACGAGCGCTTCTTGTTTGCATTAGGCGCCGGAGGCAACCCCAGAAAGGTGCAGTGGTGCGACAAGGAAGACAACACGGCTTGGACCCCAGCGGCAACCAACGAAGCTGGTGACTTTGAGCTTGCGACTAACGGCGAGATTCTAAGCGGCCACAAGATGCGCGGCAGGACTTTAATACTGACTACCACAGACGCGCACATTGCCAGCTACATCGGCCCTCAGCTTGTTTTCCAGTTTCAGCGTGTTGGTACTGATTGCGGTGCGATCTCTCGGCATGCGTGTGTCTCTCACATGGAGGGCGCGTACTGGATGGGCTCCAAGAGCTTCTTTTTCTTTAACGGCTCGGCTGTGCAAGAGATGCCTTGCGAGGTCTTGGACTACGTCTTCACCGATATAAACAACGACCAGCGATCTAAAGTTACCGCCATGAACAACGCCCAGTACGGCGAAGTTTGGTGGTTCTACCCTTCGGGTGGCTCGCTAGAGAACGACCGGTATGTGGTTTACAACTACCTCGAGAAATATTGGAACATCGGTACGCTTTCCCGTACGTCAGGCTTTGATGCCGGCGTTATGAAGCACCCGATTATGTTTGATGCCAGTGGCAAGCTGTATGACCACGAGACCGGGTTCGATCATGACGGTACTGCGCCGCACGCAGAGTCAGGACCAATAGTGTTTGGGTCTAGCATCGTAAAGGTTAACGAAATCATTCCTGACGAGAAGACGCAGGGTGAGGCAACGCTTACCTTCAAGTCGCGCTTTTACCCCAATGGTGACGAGTTTACTCACGGTCCGTTTACGATGGCTAACCCGGTCAGTGCTAGATTCTCAGGCCGACAGCTACGCATGCGCGTAAATGGCACAGAGCTGAACAACTGGCGATTTGGTGTGCCTCGTCTCAACTTAATACCGGGCGGTAACCGGTGAGCCTTGCCCCTCCACCATTTGGTCCCGAGTGGAAAAACTGGGGCGAGCGCCTTGTGGACCATTTGAATCGCATCCGGTCTAAGCTTGTATTTAAGCAGGCAGGCGATAGCGCTAACGAAGACGGGATCATTCTGTACGACAACACCAACAAGTACCCGGTGATATCTGTCGATGGAGAGTACAGGCAGATAGTCTTAGCAGACGGTCACGGCGATTTTACCGTATCTAGTGATTACACATACGCAGCTTCGAACACAGGCTATCCGATTACCTTTACCGCAGGATCTGGTAACTCTGGCTTTACTCAAAGCGGATCTCAGATAATTTTTGAAGAATCTGGCTATTATTTAATCTCTTTTACGGCACAAATTTACTCGTCATCAGGGAGTACAGTTAATTTCGTATTTTGGCCGAAGATAAATGGGGCAAATGTAGCTAACGGTTCAACGATACGCGCTGCCTTGCACCAAAACACTGCAACTACTGTAGTTAGCCGGTCGGCTATTTTTTACATTAACGCAAATGATTATTTGCAAGCGTTTACGGCTACCGATAACCATGCTCATGGAGTCTTAAAATCATTCGCAGCAAGCAGTATCGCAACAGAGTCTGTATGTCCCTCAACAACACTAACGATCATTAGAGTGCATAGGTGATATAATTGACAACTATTGTAGATGAGTTAGTGCGCTGTAAGCCTTGGTTAGAGGCGGCGCTAGAAAGATCAGGTGGTACGCACACGTTAGAAGACGTTGTGCAGTCGATACAGACAGGGGCCATGCAGTTCTGGCCGGCACCGAGAGGTTGCGCAGTGACAGAGATAGTAAGCTACCCACAGAAGAAGGTTTTGCATATTTTTCTAGCGGGCGGTGAGATGGATCAGATCGTTGACATGGACAGCTCCGCTGTTGAGTTTGCCAAGATGAACGGTTGCACAGGAATGAGTATTGCCGGTCGCAAGGGATGGGCAAAAGTTTTGAAGGAAAAGGGTTATCAAGAAACCTACACGGTTCTAGGAAAGGATATCTAATATGTCAGGTGGTGGAAAAGGCGGCGGCCAAACGACAAGGGTAGAGATACCAGAGTACATCGAAGGCCCAGCACGCAGAAACCTGCAACGCGCTGAGCAGCTCGCACAAGTTGGGTACATGCCCTACTACGGGCCCTCAGTTGCAGCGTTCACTCCCATGCAAACCCAAGCCATGCAATCTACCGCAGATGCGGCGGCGGCCTTCGGGCTTGCTCCGCAGATGGACGTCATGGCCGGCATGCCACAGGCGCAAGACTTCGGCGGTGTTCAGGGTTACGGCACCGGTCAAATGTTCGAGCAGGCGCTTGCTGACTTAGCGGCTAATCAGCCCGGTCAGGCGGCGGCGTTTAACCGATTGTTCACCGGCCCTCAAGCAGGCGGCCAAGGCCTTCTGGGTCAAGGCGGTCCAATGGGCGGCTACTCACCCTTTGGTATGAGCGGCGCCCTACCGCCACAGTTTAGTGGAGGGTCACGATAATGGCAGCAACAGCACCCGGCGGAGCTGCAGGACAGCCCGCACAAGCGCCAGCAGGTCAGAACGTATTCCAGCAGGCACAGATGGGTCAAACCGGCGCAATGATGGGCACGGCGGCAGGCATGGGCTACCAGCCCGCGCAGGTACAAGCCGGGCAGATTGCAGGCACAGACCTAACCCCTTACTTCAACCCGTTTGAGCAAACTGTTGTTCAGCAGTCACTTGGGGATATTGAGCAGGCTCGTCAGATGCAAGCTAATCAGCTAGCGTCTCAGGCGCAACGCGCAGGAGCCTTCGGTGGCTCTCGCTCTGCGATCCTAGAGTCACAAGCTAATGAGGCTGCTATGCAGCAGGCGGCACGCACTGCGTCTAACCTTCGATTAGGCGGCTTCCAGCAAGCACAGCAAATGGCTGGGCAGGATATCAGTCGTCAGATGCAGGCAGCACTCGCTAACCAGCAAGCGGGGCTCGCAGGTGCAGGTCAACGGCTTTCGGCGGCTGGTCAGCTAGGCGGTTTAGCTCAGCAGGCATTCGGCATGGGTCGCGGTCTACAGCAGGACATGGCTCAGCAGGGCGCGCTTCAGCAGATGCTGAACCAGCAGATCTTTGACCGTGCGCGTGAACAGTTCCAAGGCTATAGCGCATTTCCTGAGCGATCTCTTGGGTACTTGGCTTCTGCACTTGGTGCGGCTCCCGTGCCTCAGACGCAGCAAACAACCCGAGACCTCGGTCTTATGGACTACTTAACTGCGGGTGCTCAAATAGGCCCCGCAGTAGCCGCAATATTTTCTTCCGACCGACGTTTGAAGTCTAGCGTAACCAAGGTTGGCAAATTACGGTCAGGGCAAAACGTTTATTCTTGGACGTGGAACGACAAGGCCAATGCTATCGGCTTGACGGGCGACTCTATTGGCGTAATGGCTGACGAGACTGACCCATCGATGGTAAGCATCGATGATAATGGTTACCAAATGGTTAACTACGGGGCGTTATTGGCATGAGCGAGCAAAACTTTCTCGATGCACTAAAAGACATGATGGAAATGGATAAGGACGGAACCTACTCTACGTTCAAGCCATTGCAGAGTGTTGAAGAGGCAAAAAGACAAGAGCAACTTATGGGCGCTCTCAAGTCTATGGGTGGCATGGATTTTCGACCACAAGTTATCAGCGCACCGGCTATCAATGGAATGCAGCGCGGTGGCGGGATAATCCCTATCCAACAGGTCCAAATGAGCGACCCGGCCGGTGAGTTTGCCGGAAGCATGCAGGGCTTGCTTGGGGGTATGGAGGGGCTTACGTCAGGTAAGACGCCAAGTGTTGCTGGCTCGCAAGGCGGCGAGGAAGGCCCAATGCTAGGCGGTTTGTTAGACCTTCTGAAGCAGATTGGTCAAGTTAAAAGTTTATTTTGAGGTCGTAAGATGGCGTTACCAACAATTCCCTTAAATTTGCCAATTGACCCAAGACTTGCGGCTCAACAAGAAGAAGAGCTGCGTCGTCGTCAATCAATGGCGGATGCTAATGAACGAGCGACAATGCAGATGCTGGAGACTATGCAGCGCCAGAATGATCCTCGTGCAATCCAGCAACAACAAAATTTTGAGCGAGGGATGGCCGAGATTACGGCCCGTGATCGCTTACGTATTGACCCTGACGTGGTTCGGGCTGGTGAGGCGGCCCCCGGTCGTCTTTATGGTGGTCAGGTGCAGGCACCTCCCGGTAATAAGAACCCATTTTTACGAGGGTTAAGCCAGCTAGGTCGCAGGACAATGGACGCCTTCGCTGATCCTGTGGCTAACGCGCAGATCGTAAGCGCACTAAACACACTAAGATTTAAGCCTGACCCTAATTTAGCAAGAGCCGCACAAGCTCGCGCCGAGTCAGTTCAGGCCTCTCGGCAGGAAGCGCGGCAGGGTAACATGACCGCTCAATACTTG